TATCACGCTGGACGCTACGGACACTTACACGATGCACTTTTTCAAGTACACCGCCGGGCACCTTAACAAGAAAACTTTTGCCTGGATTGAAGACAAGGTGGTTGAAGTCCGCACGGACAGCGGCGTTTTCTGGGACAGGTTGCAGGCCGTCTTCACAGAAGTAACCGGAATGTATACATACCTGTAAGAACCACGGCGGGGCGGCCAGGCCGCCGCCCCGCTCCATCAAAAGAAGGGAAGGTAAAGAAAATGAAGATTGCAGAAAATTTTGATCAGTTCGTGGATCGCGTTTCAGAAGCGGAAAGAATCGCGTTGAACAGTCCCGCCGGGCAAGCCCTTACACAAGAACTTCTGAAAATGAAGCTGGCCCAAAACCCAAACATGACGGCGGAAGAATGGGCGCAAACGAAAAGTGAATTTATGACTTTCCTTTTCGCTATGTTCGTGAAGGAAACGCCAGAAGCTATGAAGGAACTGGGCGGCCACGTCTGGAACGCCTTGCAGGAAGCCCAATAAACGCCCCAGGAACGCAAAGAAGCCCGCAGAAGGTAATTATACCCCCTGCGGGCTTCCGTCCGTTCTGGCGCGGCCTATGGCCCGCCCCGCTGTCTTTTATGCGTCCGTGTCCGGCGCTGGCGTGGTGCAAAAGCCGTTTGCGGCCATTGTGGGGACGCTGGGCGCGGCCTGTGCGGTATCTTTATCCCCCGCCGCGTCCGGCGCGTCCTGGGCGGCTCCCTGGGCCGTCTGGGCGGCTTCCTGCTGCTGTCCCGGAATAATCACGGTATGAACCGCTCTGGCCGCCGCTTCCGCCGTGGCCGCGTCCACAGTTCCAACCTTCCGCCCGGCGGCATCGTATGCGTTTACGCTTCCGTCCGGGTTCGTGTCCAGCGCACCTTCCGGCACGTTGTCCGTGGCAACTGCTACGCCGGGCACGCCGTCCAGGCCAGTTACCGCGCCGGGCACGTTAATAACCACCGTGGACGCTTCCGCAAACTTCCGCTGCCCGATCTCATAATACCGGGCCTGCTGCGGCTCCTGGGCCGCTTCCGCCGCCGCCGCCGCGCCTGCCATCATGTTTTCATAGGCGGTTTGTGCAATGGCCCGCAGTTGGTCTTCTGTCACGTCCCACCCGGCTTCTTTGGCTACGGCTTGCAGCTGTTCCACAACCATTTCCATTTTGTCGTGCCCGCTGTCCTGTTTGCGGAACTCCCGCGCCCAGACAACGAACTTGTCAGCCCACGCGGCCAGTTCCCGCAGTTTTGCGGCAACGGTTTTGGGGACGTTCGGGAAAACATACTTGCCCAGCAGGAACGCGCCCACCGAAACAAGCAGGGCCACAGTCTGTAAAATAATGTCCTTCATTGTTTTTTCGCCCTTTCTTCTTATTTTTATTTTTATTTTAACTTTCCTGTAACTTGCTTACTGCTTTTTCAGATATTGCCCGCTGCTGAATCCGGTGTACTTTACGCCCTGGTAAGTAACCTGGATATACAGCCACTTCACGCCGCCTACCTGCGTAAAATAGCCGTAGTTCTTCACCTTCGTTCCGTAAGGAAGAACCACCATGCTTCCATCAGAAGCCCCGGCCACGTTGCGGACGTGCAAGCCGCTTTTCGCCGTTACTGTGTAGGTTCCGGCCAGGCTCCGATCCAGACCCTTTGCGGTTCCGGTTGCTTTGCGCTCCGTGGTAGCGGCGGGCGTGGCCGGGGATGCGGGCTTTGTGGCCGTCTGCGCGGGCGCGGGGGCGGTGGTTGTGCCGTCATAGGTCAGGTATGGGATCTTTCCGTGCTTCGTCCATGTGCGGGCGTTGTATCCGGCCTTTGTACCGATATTCTTAACCGCCGTGATCTGCACCTTGTTTCCCCATTTGGGTGTACACTCCACGGCTAGGCCGTCCCCGATATAAACGCCTATGTGCCCTTTGCACCACACAGCTTCCCCGATCTCCATGCTGGCCCAACCGGACGTCGAAACGCCTTTGCACACTTTGATCATGCTGTCCGCGCCCATGTCCGGCACGCCGTTTATGGCATACCCCGCGCCGCCGTAGGTCTTTGACGTATCGCCGCACCAACCCCACAGCAGGCCCTTGATCAAGCACACGCAATCAAACCCGAACGTATCAGCAGAAGCCGCCCGGATCATTTTCTGCCTTGCCGCCGCCTGGTTGTATGGGTGATTCTTGCAGTATCTGTCCTTGTTCGCGGCGGTCATAGGCGCACCGAAACAACCCATAACATACAGGGTTTTGTAATTTTTCGCCACGTCCACGCACCGCGCCGCCAGTTCTTTTCCGGTTGTGATCTTTTCTGCCACTTTGGTTCCCGCTCCTTTCTGTGCGGCGTACTTGTCAAAGTATCCCTGCCCAAACGCGGCCCGGCGGGCCAGGGCTTTTGCGCTCTGATCCGCCGGGCGTTCAAATTTCAATAAAACGGCATCGGAAGCCGCCTTGACGGTCTGGGCCGCTTTCAGCGTGTCATGCACGGCGGAAAAACTTTCCCGAAGTTCTTTGACCAAAAAGGCCAGCTGCGTTTCCAGATCGCCCACGGACTTACCCGCCGCCCGCGCATAGGCCAGAAGCGCGGCCTTTCGCGTCTTGTACGTCCACTGGGCCAGGCCGTACCCGGCCTGATCCCCGGCAAAGTTTGAGTATACGCCACAGTCCACCGCCGCCGTGTATGCGGTATCCGTGTATCCCAGCTTCTTTTCATAGCTGTTTTGCAGGTTCTGCGGGTTCAGCCCGCTTTCGGCGTACAGGTTTCCCATAAGGCCCGCCGCTCCGCAAGCGGTGAAGCCCGCCGCGCACAGATAGTTCCATATCTGTTCTTCCCTTGTGGTTCCGGTCAACGGCATTTTCTACCCCTCCGCTTCCGTTTCTTTTGTGGTGTCCCCGGCGGCGGCCCTTGCGGCTTCCCGTGCATCCTGCCGCGCCCACCGCCGATCCTGCTTGCGTTCCTTCGTGGTTTTGATCCAGCCCATTACCCCACCTTCCAGGCCGCACGCGCCGAAAACATATTGTACCAGTGTGTCCGGTATGCTGCCCTGCGTGATGAAGATAATAACCATTGTCACGGTGAAGCACAGCAGGAACACGCCCAGCACGATCAGCGTGCGATCCATAACGCCCACGCTTTTTCCGTCCTGGGCTGCTTTGCCTTTCTGGCGCTTCCTGCGGGCCGCGTGGGCGGCCTTTATCCTTGCGGCAATATAGAACGCCAGGCACGCGGCAACGCCGCCCAGGAAGCACAGGAACGCCGCCACGGGGGTTATTTCTCCCATATGGCCCGCCCCCTACATTCCGATCCGGGTCAGCATGAAGACAACCACGCCGCCCACCACGGCGGAAAGAACGTATTTAACCGCCGTGCGCCACATATCGCCGTCTTTGTCTTCCAGTTTCTTTACGCGCTCCCCGATCGCGGCCTGTTCTTTAAGCGTGTTGTCCATGCTCAAATTCAGCTTTTCGATCGTGGTTGTCAGGGCGCTTAACTGCTGGACAACGATCCGGTTCATGGTGTCTTCCAGCTGTTCAATTCGCTTGTTTTGGCGGTTGTTTTCGTCTTCCAGGCGCTTGTTTTCTGTGATCATGCGCTGCGTAAATTCTTCATGTTCCGCCCGCGTCAGCGCTCTTTCCATTTCATCCACCTTGTTTCCCTCCTTCCGGCGGTTCGCCGTCCGCAACGGGGAAGCCGCGCTGCGGACGGCTTCCCCGTTATTTTCCTGTTACAAATTCAAAGTAAATGCTTTTCAGTGAATACGGCTTGAACCACGGCGGCTTTGCATCGTCCCGGCCCAGCGCCGTTTTTTCATAAAACCATATACACCAACGGGCGGTGTCTTCCGCCCATATGGCAAAGGGCATGATGCAGAACCACAGCAGGCCGAACGCCGGGCAAATTTGCCCCAGGACATTCCCCGGAAGCCCGCTATAGTCCCACACGTCCAGGCACAACCACAAGTTAAGGACGCACCCGGAAAGAAATTCCACGGCCAGCACAACCGCCGCCCCGGCTGCCGCTTGCAGGACAACCGGGGCTTTGTAAAAGCCGGGGGCCTGGTTCAACGCGCCCACAAGCACGCCGCACAGGCCCCCTACGATAAACATTGACGGGTGACTATAGCCACGGAAAAGCACTTCCAGGGCCACATAAGCGGCCCCCAGAAGTGCCCACAAGGTTATAATGCGCTTCATCCCGCGCCGCCTGCTTCCTGCATGATCTGGGCCATACTGGCGGCCAGATCGGCGGGCAGTTCCGCGCCGTACTCAATGGCGGCCAGTTCGTCCAGCCCGGCCCGCGCAATCCATGCGTTTACATGGTTGCAGTATGTCCGGTGGTAGAAAACGTGGGCCGTGGCCGCCTGGGCCAGCGCGGTAAACTCCTGGGCGGTGTACATACGGCAAAGTTCCCCGTCCGCATGGTACGGGACGGCCTGCGCCCCCTCCTTCACGGTCGTAAACTGTGCCATAATTTCCGTTTGATCGTGTTCCGTCAAGCTGTAGTGTGCGCCGTCCAGGTCGATCCCGGCGTAAATGGCGGCGGAACAGTCCATGCCGATCTCCGCCTTTTTGGCGGCCCGCACCTGTTCCACGTCCCCCCAGTCTTTGGGCGGCTTGATCCCGCGCTGTTTCAGCCTGATTTCCCGCAAGCTGTCCGGTCTGTGTGTCATGCTCATTATTGGAATCCTCCTTGCACAGAAGAAATATAGCCGCCCTTGCCGCTGGGGCCGCGCTGCGCCTTGATGCGGAAGTTGAACGCAAAACCGCTGGCCGCCGTTTCGTTCGTGAAAACGTGGTTTGCACCCGCCCGCACTTCCGCCGTGCAATCTTCCCACACGGGGGCTTCGTCCTTTGCGTTGTTTGTGACTTCCACTGTAAAGACGGCATCGTCGGGAATGTCCCCGGAAACGGACAGGGCGCAAACTTCGATCTTTGCGTCCGCGTCCAGCGGTTCCGCCAGGGTAACAGAAGCCGCCGTGATCTCTTTGGAGAAAGTCAGCTTGTGAACCGTGCTGGCCTTGCCGTCCGTGGCCGTAATGGTCATTTCATGGCTGCCGTTCAGCACGGCCATAAAGTCTTCCCCGGTAATGGCAAAGGTGTTATTTTCGCCAGGCGTGGGCACATACTCCCGCTTCTTCACCCCGTCCAGGGCTTCCGTAACGGTCATGTTGTCCCCGTCCGGGTCTTCCACGCTGTAGGCCACGGAAAAGCCGCTGTCCTTCTTCCCCAGGTCAGCGCCGCTAAACTGGGAACAGGTGATCACGGGCGCAATATTGTTATTGACCGGGCGGCTTTGGGAAACGGCATAGCCGCCGTATGCGCCGTGGCTGTCATAGGCCCGCACCCGGTAGGCCACGCTTGCCCAGCCCCTTGTTATGGTGTCCGTGTAGTTAAGGGAATTGCCCTTGTACACTTCCGCCCATTCTTCCGCGCCGTCCACCTGCCGTTCCAGGCTGTACCCGGCGAGATCCCCGTCTTCGTCCGTGGCGGCTCCCCACGTTACCGTTAAGGGCTGCCCGCCGATCACATCATTCGGGATCGTAAGGCTTGCGGGGATACCGGGGACGTGGTTGTTAATTACCGTTTTTTGGCCGCTTGTCCGGTATCCGCTGTAAAGCCCTTCACTGTCGTAAGCCTTTACCCGGTACATAACCGTTTCCGCGCCCACGGGCACGGTATTTGTGGTGCTGGTTGCGTTGCCCTGGTATACCTGCGTCCACTTTCCGCCGCCGTCCGTGCTGCGCTCCACCACATACCCTTCCAGGTTCTTTTCCGCGTCCGTGGACGCGGCCCAGCTTACGGCGATCGTGTTTCCGCCCTGGATATTGTCCGGTACGGTAATGCTGGCGGGCGTAGTCGGGGCCGTGTTCGTGTTAATCGTGCCATCGTCAGAGGTCAAGAGGTTAGAGGGCAGGATCAAAGCGAACCGCAACGCATAGGAGTCGGAACAGACGCTGCGGTTGGCGCCGCCATGGGAACCGCAGCTCCAGGCGCGGCCAGAGTAGTTCAAGTAGGGAGAGCGCAATCACCAATACACGGCGCTTCCGTTCAGCTTTGCGATCTTCTCACTTGTGCCGTTGCCGTCCTGGAAATAGGACAGCTTCGCGCCATCGTCACAAATATAGCTGTTGACGTTTGACTTTGTGTAGCCTACTTCACGATCGGACAGCAGGAAGATTTTTGCAGACAGGCCGTTAGCGCCGCTGTTTACCGTCCCGCTCGTTCCGCTGCCGGGGCGGTAGGGGATCTTCACCTGCTTGATCTGGGCTTGAATGTCCTTGTCAAACAGGTTCAAAATAGTGCTGTTTAAGTAGCTGTGAATGGTGCTGTTTGCGTAGTCGTTGACGTTGGAACTGTGCCACTGGCGGTTTTCGTAGCAGTCCTTAATCAACAACCATGTGCCGTTGCAGGAATCGTCATAAAGGCTTGACGGCTTCCCCTGGTGTACCACCAGAAATTCCCGCATAGCGCCGTTAAATTTCAGTTTAACCACGCTGCCTACGGCCTTTTGGCTTAGTGCTACACTTGCCATAGGTGTTATTCCTCCTTTTGTTTTTCGGTCTGGCCGGGCCGCTTCCAGCCCTGCCGCCGGATTTTGTAAACCATCTTTCGGGCATCGTCATATTTTGACTTGCGGATCTTCCTGCGGGCGGTCAGCCGCACGCCGATAATGCCGGATACTTCCGCCGCTATGATCTCCCGTAGCTTGTGCGTGTCCCCGTGGGCCGCGTGTGCGTCCCACGCTTTCCAGCACACAATAATTTTTTCGCGGCTTATTTTGCCCGCCGGGAAGTCTTCCCGCCAGGCTTTGATCCGGTCTTTCATGCGGCTTATGCTGTCCCGGCGTAGCTTCATAACCACCGCGCCGCCGCTGTCTAAATAAGTGTGGAAGCCCAGAAAGTTGATCCCGTTCTTCAATGGGAAAATGTTTGTTTTTTCATTTAGTTCCAGCTTCAATTCTCCCATTTTCCCCCGGATTTCCACAAGGCACCGCTGTAAATGCGCCTTGTCTTCATGGATAATATAAAAATCGTCCATGTACCTTCCGTAATACTTAGCGTGTAGGGTTTCTTTCACCCAATGATCAAATTCATCAAGGTACATAAGGGCCAAAAGCTGTGAAGTCTGATACCCCAGCGGAAGCCCGTCTGTGCTGTCAATGTAGGTACACATAAGGGCAAATACTTGATCGTCTTCCACCTTCCGCCGCAGTTTTTCTTTCAAAATATCGTGGTCAATGCTGGCGAAAAAGTGCCGCACGTCCGCTTTTAAGATCCAGCCGTCCGCGTAGTCCCACTGTTCCGGCGGGCGCGGCGGCAAGCCTGCGGCGCGGCGGGCGGCTTCGTCATGGCCCTTTCGCTTCTGGAAGTAGTCCCGCATTTGCTCTTGCAGGCGGTTCAAGCCAACGTGCATACCCTTCCAAACCTGGGAAGCGTAGCTGTCCTGTATAAAACTTTTCGTGATCGCTTCGTACAGGATGTTATCCACAAGGGCGTGCTGTACCACCTTGTCCACAAACGCGGGCGCTTGCACAAGCCGTTTTTTCGGCTCATACACAAAGAAGGTTTCAAACTTCCCCGGCTTGTATATGCCCTGCATCAATAGCCGGGACAGTCTTTCCGTACAGGCCAGGGCGTTTGCTTCATACTGGGCGGCCCCTTGTTTTTCACGCTTCCCCTTCCGGGCTGTCTTATAGGCTCCATACAATACCTTGAATGAACATAATTGATTGTAGTCCATTCATTTTTCCCGGTGTAATTCGGAAGCCCAGCGCACAGAATGCGCCGGGCTTCCCCCTTCATTATTCCGGCGCTGCTGATAGCGGACGGCGCACAGGCGGCCCGCGTCAACGCCTTGTATTTATCCTTCTTCCACGCGCAGAAGTCGGACGGGATACGGCCCCCTTTGATGATGGGGCGCGGCTTTGGGCTTTTGGCCTACTCGGTCAGGCTGATCCATCAAAGCGAACCGCAACGCATAGGAGTTGGAACAGTTGTTGTTGTTGGCGTTGCCATTGGAATTGCAGTTCCAGGCGTTGTCAGAGTTGTTCAAGTTGGGAGAGCGCAACCACCAATTCACGGCGTTTCCGGGCCGTACCCCAATACTTCACGGCTGCCGCCGTGCTGTACCCTTTAATTCTTCCGGGCTTTCTTTTGGGTCTTCTTTCTGGCTTTCTTTTGGGCTTTCTTTCGCCTGCGTCCGGCTGTTCGCCAGGATTTCACGCACAAGCGCGATCAGCGCCCCCATCCGCCCGCGATCCCGTTCTGCCCGGTTCTTTTTGGCCCTTTCGCCATCCTTCTTCAACCATGACAAACACATACGCTTCACGTCAAGGATCTTCCCCGTCCAGGTTTCCACCCGGCCTATGTCCGCATAACCCAGATCGTTACTTAGGGCCACAAGCTGCAACATCAGGTTGCATTCATCAATCACAGCTTTAATTTCTTTCAGCCGTTCTTCTGGGCGTTCCACGAAATTTGTTTCATTCGCGGCGTGTACCCCGCGCAAAATGTCCCGCGCCGCGTTCCGTAGATCGGCTATCATGCAAAAACTTTCACTTTTAGGGAAGCGGGCGCGGCCCGGCCTGCTGTCCAGGCGATCCGCTGTTTTCATCAGCAGTTCCCGCATTTCCTCCACGGTCTTTGCCTTTGCGATCGTGCGCATTACCCGCGCCACGTCCTTTGCGTCTACCTTATCGTCCGGCACGGGCTTTGTTACCTGGATCGTGTAGCGGTACAGTTCAAGAGCCTTGTTTCCCAGTTTATATTCCTTGTCCGCCATTGCATTTCCTCCCTGGGCATCGTCCGAAACGGGCCGCCTTATAATCTGCTATGCGGCCCGTGAACGTACAGCGATCCCGGAAAATATGCAGTTCCCCGCGCTGGCCGCTTACTGTCAGCCCGCAAAGCGTGATCCCGTCCGGGTCAAGTTGTCCCGCTCCGCAAGGCGGTTCTAATTCCGTGAACAGGTTCCCGATCAAGCAGGACAGTTCCGGCGGCGGAAGCGCAAAACTGATCGTATCCATTAAAATTCAAGGCGCTTCTGTTCCGTGTTCCACACGCCCGTTACAATCAGCTTTGTAAGATCGTCAAAGGCAACCGTAAGCGGGTTGCCCTTAACGTCCGTGTTATACATCAGTTCCAGCAGGGCCAGCCGCTTGTTAATATCGGCGGTGTTGTTCTGCAAGGCGGCGTGGGCGTTCGCGTCCGTGTTGTGTGCGTCAATCAGCCCTTGCGCCTGCGTCAAAAACTGGGGAAGCACCGTGGTCATGCACAGGCTTTTCACGTCCTCGCTGGTCATAAAGGCTTCCGGGGAATAGTCAATAATGACCGTGGCCCCCTCACCGATCGTAATGTCCACGGGATACCGCCGCGTGTCCAGGCCCTGTTCTGAATAGGCGCTTACCCACTGGGGATAATCGCCCAGTGTGCCGTAATACAGCATAACTTCCGTGCCGTCCAGGTCTTTTGCGAACACGCCAAATTCCCTGATCCAGAAGCCCCGATCCAGGCCGCCGTTTAAGTCGCTGCGGTATTCAACCATCATGTGTACGGTATCGCCGTCATATGTCGGCTCCGTGGACGTTCCCGCCGCCACAGGCTCCACAAGGTCTTCCAGATCGCCGGGGAATATTTCATCCGGGCAAACGCCCGATCCCATCATGATCCGGGAGATTTTCAGCGGCATTTTTTCCGCAAGGACTTTGGCGATCAGCGCCCGGCCCCGCCGGGGAATGGTGCAACCGTACTGGCTCATAATTCGTTTTCCTCCTTCAATTCTGGCAGTTTTGTTTCTGTAAACGTGGTGAATATGCCAAACGCCCGCGCATAACATACCGCCGCAATGGTGGTTTCAAAGTCTTCCAGCGTGGGCAATCTGGTTTCCATTATGGCCGCCCCGGCCTTTATGGCAATCGGCTGCGTTACCCTCAATTCCGGCTGTTCCGGGTCAAGCAGCGGCGGCAAGGCGGTTTCCGCTACGGTATGCACCGCCGCCGAAATGCGGCCCAGAATGGGCGGCAACGGGGTCATTTCCGGTTCTTCCAGCGGCGGCAATGTGGTTTCCATGATATTTTGCAGGGCCGCCGAAACGCGGCACAGAACCGCCGCCGCCTGGTATTCCGGTTCCAGCGGGGGAAGTTTGGTGATTGCCATACCGTCCCCCAGCACGGGCGTAATGTATAGCGGCATCGGCTCCATAACGGGTTCCAGTTCCGGCAACCTCGTAATGGCAAGCCCCCGCCCCAGCACGGGCGTAATATATATGGTTTTCTCGATCTGCGTTTCGGTTATGATTGTATCCAGCCAGCTTGACAGGCGCTTAACGTGCCAGATCCGCCGCTTCAAGTCTTCCAGGATTTCCGGCGTTATCCCGCCCGGAAGGGGGATCGTGATCTGGAAGTGATGCGGTTCCCCCTCATAGTCGAACCATTCTTGAACCGTGGCCCCAGGGAAGAACGCCTGGATCGCGGTTTCCACGGCGTACTTTGTCCCCATGTACTTGTGTACTTTCACGCTGTTTTTGACGGTCTGGCGCTTCACGTCCAGCGGGTCTTCGTAGTTGTACCAATCAACGTGCATATCATAGGCCAGAATATCCACCAATTCTTCCGGTAGTTGGTCAAACCTGGAATAGATCAGCACGTCTTGCAGGTGTCCGCTTACATTCAGCGCTTCCGCCGCCAGCCCCTTTGCAAGCGCAAGCATTTTGGGATCGTGCTTTAGCGCCCCCGGAAATATTTCTGTGAAGTCGATATGGTAAATATCATTCATCTTCCGTCCCCCCGTTCAGAACCGTTTCCCGCTCCAACCGGGCAACGGACGTTCCGGGAACTATGGCAAATTCCGGCTGCCGGACTTCCGCCCTTTTGATCCCCGCTTCCATCAAAAAGCGGTACAAATAGGACGGGTTAATATCCCGCCCCATTTTTTCCGTTTGCCACTTGATATACGCGGCCACGGCCTTTCTTGCGTCCGCTTCAATGATCGTGCTGCTAGTTTGGCTGTAGCGGGGAAGGTAGATTGTCACATCAACGGAAAACGGCACTTCATCCGGCTTCGACACGATCACTTTATCGGTCAGCGGCCTTACCTTGCTGGCGCTCAAAGCGTCCTGTATTTCCTGCATGGTTGCTTCCGTGGGCATTTCCCCGCCGTTCAGCAGTACGCGCACGTCCACCACGCCCGGTTCCGGCGTTGTGGCTGTAACGTCCGTAATGGCCGTGGAAACGCTCTTGACATGGTAGATATAGCCCCCTTCCGGGCCTGCGGTGCTAAAACTTTCCATGCTTTCCCGCAACCGCTCATAATAGCTTTTGTCGCTTTCTTTGTCCGCGCCGCCAGCCGTCCGCGTGATATTCTCCACCTTCAAGAAATAGTCGTATGAATCCACAATTTCTTTGATCTGGCCTGCTGCAATGTTGTTCCCCACAATGCCAGGTGTCAGGCATTCGCCCACAACGTCCCCCCATCTGTCCCCGGCTGGGATCTCCAATTCCTCCACGGTAGAAAAAACAATTTCCCCGTCAAAGTTGATCCGCGTCCCTTTGGGCACAATCACGCTTTGTTCCTGCGGCCCCGAAATGAAGAAGCGGAAAATGGCGTTTGCCTTTGCTTCTGGCAGGCGGAACGTATCCTTGAACAGTTCCCCCAGGCTGTCCAGGTAAAGCCCGGTTGCATAGCGCGGCACGTTCTTTTTGGCCGTTTCGTTGATAATGATCCGCTGCTGAATAATGATGCTGGCCGTATAGGCTATGTAAAGCCGTTCCGGGGAAGCGGGCTGTACCTTCTTCTTTTTCCCGGTCATTTGCTCATACATCAATTCCCATAACGCAATCAGGCTGTTTTCTATGGTTTCCGTGTCCGTTTCCACAAATTCAATATCCGGGTATTCCCTCTTAACCACTTTCACGCACCCCCTCTATTTCCACTGTAATGTCCATTTCCCCGGTTGCGTTATTCGTTGCAATCGTGATTTCCCCCAGGATCGCCCGTGGTTCGTATTGCTCAAACTGATCGTGAATGTCCGCTACAACCTCATTTGCAATAACGTTTGTGGGGCGGTGTAGCCTGCTAGAGTTCATTCCCAGGCCCCGTATAAGGGGAATGGACTTGCAGAAGCTGTCAAGGATAATCGCGCCGTTTATCAGCACTTCTTCTTCCACCGTGGCCGGGTCAAGGTTTATGTCTTCCAGGATTTTTCCGTTATTCTTCAAGATCCACACGGCGGCTACCTCCTAGCGTATTCTTTTATGGATAGCGTGGTATCCGCCGCCCAGCAGTTCCCTTGATTGTCAAAGGTTTTCAGCGTGGCGGACATTTTGGTAATGGCCCATTTATAGTCACCGTAGACGTGGCCGCCCAGTACAAGCCGTTCAACCGTCCCGCTCCTGATTATCCGCCGCAGTTTTTCAATTTCCGTTATGGGGTTTGTCCCCAGGAAGACGGAAAACTTTATGGGCAGGCTGATTGTTTCCGGGTCTGGCCCCAGAAATTCCAGCAGATCCGGCATTAAATGCCGATCGTGTGTGGCGTAGCTTGCGCCCACGTCCCATTGCAATTTCTCAAACGTCCGTATTGTATTTGCGGAAACGACAAAAGAAAGAGATCCAAAACTCCCCAGCTTCCCCACGGCTATACCTCCCCTATAACGTACCCGTCCCCGCCGCCGCCCGGCATGAAGATACACAAAACCCATGCGCCCGGCTCCGGGTTCCAGTCCATTACATAGGCTTCGTGTTGGTGTGGGCAATGGCTGCACGCCGTCTTTACCAGATCGTCTTTCTGATCCGGCGGCTCCTTATTCGGCGCAATGTGGCGGGGCCGGGCAACGCACTTCAAGGGGGCGCTTTTCAAGCCCTGCTTATCATCGAACTTCACGCGGGCAAGCCTGGTTTGTGCATCGTAGGTTTGGACAACGCCCACCCTGATTATTCTTTTCAGCGCGTCCAGTATGTTTTGATCGTCCGCGTAGGAAGCGCCGCCGCCCCTTGCCATTTAGTATCCCTCCAATATCTGCACCAACTCAATATCGGTGGTGTATCCGCCTAACAGCTTGTGTTTTGCGCTTTTAATGCGGTATTTTCGATCGAACGATTGAAAGCCCCGCAATATAACCACCGCGCCCGCCACAAGTTGAACGTCGCCAACCATAGAAAAGCTGGCTTTTATTTCCCCTTCGTTCTTTTCCCGCAAGCGCTTCTTTGCCAGGCGGATCGCTTCATCCGTGTTTGCTACCCGCTCGTTAATTTCCAGCACTTGCCCTGTTCCCGCGCTGCTGTCCGGCGTGAACGTGTATTCTATCGTTTCTTTCTTTTCCGCGTTTGCATAGCTAACATGACAGCTTGTGTATGCTGTATCCTTCATGTTGGTTGACAGGCGGAAGGAAAGAATATCGCTGCTTCCGTAAGTTATAGTTTTAATCGGCGGTTTTCCGTCATAGTCCTGCTTGTCGAAAATGACAATGTACAACGCGGTAACTTTCAGCGCTTTTCCTTCTGCGTGGCAAAGCGTCTGTAAAAACCGTATATCCGATTGCTGCACCTGTTCTTTTTTGTCATACAGCGGATCTTCCGTGCTTTCATACATCAAAGACAGGCCAGCTTCCCCGGCGATCTGCCCGGCGATTGCTGATAGTTTGACATTTTCCCAGTTCCGGCATTTCTTCTGCATCCGCAGTTTTGACGTGTACGGAATGGAAGTGCCGTCCAGCGTGGTTTTCATCGGCGGCCCGGCAAGTGAAGCGCTGTCGATCTCAAACGTGCCACAGTGAAGCAGGGCAACCCGCCCGCTTCCGTTCCAGTCCAGTTGCGCAAGGTCTACTTGCACCATTTTAACGGACGTGGCCGCCGGGGCGCTTCCGCCGCCGCCTGCTTCCACCATTTGCGTTTCTTCTGCCTGCACCGTTTCCGCTTCCGCTGGCGTTGCGGTAACTTCTCCCCCGGCTGTGATTTTCAGCACTTGCCCAGGGAAAATTAAATCAGGGTTTTTTATCCCGTTTTCCTGTACGATCTGGCCGTACTTTGAAGCGCTGCCCAGGTACTTTGCTGCTATGCCCGATAGCGTGTCCCCGCGCTGCACGATATAATCAACCGTTTCCGTGGGGGCCTTTTCCTGCTGTACCACTTTCCCGGTGTCCGGCGTGGCGATCGTGGTTTTTACCTCCACCCATTTCCTGTTCCCGTGATCCCCGTTCGCGCCGTTTTCATAAGACAGTTGGAAGTTGTCCGCTGCGTCTTCCTCATTGTCCGTATAGTCCGCCGATAAAAGGCGGTCTGTTAGGTCTGTAGGGAGAGCGCCGCCGATTGCTACCACGCGCAATTCAACCCGCCTTGCCCGGCTCATGTAAGAATCCCCCTTTTCCACGGCGGCAACTGCATATCCACAGGATCTTCCGCCGCCGGGATGGTAAGAACCACCCCGGCGGGGAAAATGACAGTTGCGGCATGATCGGCGTTTGCCTTAATCAGCTGATCCATGTATAAGACGCTCCCCATTTGTTCATAGGCTATTTTGTCCCACATATCGCCTTGAATGGTTTTATAGGTCTTACTCATAGTCGCTTCTCCTTTCGGCTTCCGCCTGCTGTCGCTGGATTTCCTGGAAGTCCCGGATCAGTTTCTGGTTGTTTTCTTCCAGCTTCTGTTCCAGATCCCCCGGTCTGTCCCCCTGCACAATGATCGTGGGGGAATTGTTTATGGTCAGATTTTGCGTACTTCCGCCGCTGGGGTTCCGTGTAACTTCCGGCGGCTTTTTCGGCTCCGGTATGGGGTTCCCCCCATAGTTGCTTATGTTTGTTACCGTTCTGGCGGTATTTACTGCGGAAGCGGCGCGGTTGCTGGTTTCAAGGATCTTCTGCGTCTGCCCCGCCGTGTAAACCGTCATGCCCGGCGCGTTGGTTATCAGTTCCGGCCCCTTTTCGCCAGCTATAAACGTTCTGGGCGTTCTTCCCGTCCCCCCCGCGAACGTGGGGATCTTCGGAATATTGATACCCTTGCCGCCTACGACTGGCACCCAATCCGGGATCTTGATACTGTTAAGGCCAGAAATAGCGCCGTTGATCACGTTGATTATTCCGTTGACAACGCCCTTTGCAATGCCCGTCAGGCTTTCCCATATCCCGGAAAATACGCTTTTTATGCCCTCCCAGGCTTGCGCCCAGTTGCCGGAAAAAACGCCCGTGATAAACTGGATCAGGCCGGACAGAACGGAAGCAAGGCCGTTCACAACGGTTCCTATGGTGCTGAATACGTTCTGGAACTGGGCCAGCACGGACGGCAGAACGGCTTGAACCACGGAAAGTATCTGCTGCATGATCGGTTGAATGATATTCCATATGGTTGTGAATACCGTCTGCACTACGGGAAGGACGGCGGACAGCACCGCCGTAATGGTGGTTGCAAGGAACTGTACCCCCGTGTTAATCGCCGGAAGCACGGTTGACACGATGAAGTTGAAGATTTCCTGGACAATCGGAAAAACGTTTGTTTGAATGAATGTAATGATCTCGCTGATAACGGGCATAACCCCGGCAATAAAACTTCCAATTACCGGAACGATCCCGCCTATGAAGTTCGCTATGGATTGCACGATCTGCATGATAACCGGGGCGGCCTGCTGTACGCCGTTCACAATCCCCGGTATCACATCGGAAACAATCACGCCCAGCACTTGTTCCGCCACTGGTACAACGTGTTCCGTTATGAAGCCTATAACACTCCCGATCGCGCTTCCTACGGTCTGCGCGGCATTTACAAAGCCGTCAAAAACCGCCGTTCCCTTCGATCCAAAAACGCTTTCTATCTTCTGGCGTACCGCGTCCAGGTTCCCGCCGGAAAATGCGTTCTTTACCGCGTCACCCGCTGCCGTGACAGCCGCAACGATCTTGTCAAAGATTTCAAGGCCCTTGTCCCCGAAAACGCGCCCTACTGCTTCCCTTACTTTGTCAAGGTTGTTCCGCAGAAGCTGCACAACGGTTATTACCGCCGTGATCACTCCCACAATGGGCAGTATCTTTCCGGCTATTCCGCCGAACGATCCCAGAAGGTTTTTTATGCCCCCCAGGCTTGTAAAGGATTTTGCCAGGTTCTTTATTCTCCCCACAAGCCCTATACTGCCCGCCTGGGCAATCAGGAATTTGCTTCGTAGCGTTTCCAGTACAATTTTAGCCGTGTTTACTCCCAGGCTCATTTCCTGGAAGCCCAGTTTAAGCCCCAGGCCGCCCAGCTTCATTGCCGCCATTCCGGCCACAACTTTACCAACGGTCTGTACTAACTTTGGGTTTGCCTGCGCAAATTCAGAAATTTTTGTGACCACTCCGGCCACTTTGTCCGCCACGTTTCCAATGATCGGCAAAAGGTTCTGGCCCAGCACTATTTGCAGGTTGTTAATGCTGTTTTTGGCCTTTGCCATCTTGTTTTCCGTGGTGTCCGCCATTATGCCGAACGCAGTTTCAGTTGCGCCCACGCTCCCCAGCATATCTTGCACGCTGGCGTTGAAGCCGTCCACCCCGTTTGACAGAATGGACATGGCCGCTTTTCCTGCTTCCGCGCTACCGAACATATCAGCTATGGTTTTCCCGCTCTTTTGTGCTTCCGTCTGTAAGATATTCAGCACTTCCGCAAGGCTCGATCCGTTTGCCATCAGATCGGAAAAACCGCCGCCCGCAACGCTTCTTAGGACTTTATCCGCCGTGCTTCCGCTTTTGCCTAACTCATTCAGCATGGAGTTTGCATAGGTGGTTGTTTCAGCGGCGGCAATGCCCTTTGAAGTCATTATGGCATAGGTTGCGCCCAGCTGTTCCAGCGAAACATTATAGGCATTCGCCGTGGGGATAATCTTACCCATGACGGAAGACAATTCCCCCACGCTTACTTTGCCTTTGTTCTGGATCTGGATCAGCATATCGCTAACGTTGCCCACCTTGTCCGCGCTCATTCCGTAAGCGTTTAGGATGGTGGTCAATACGTCAAGCGTTTGTGACGTTTCCGCAAAGCCTGCCTTTGCCAGTTTCGTACTATACGAAACAAAGTTGACGGCATCCCCGGTTTTCTGCCCGGCGGATAT